TCGTTGGTCAATTGAGGCAACTCACTGACAATATAAGATCCTTAGAATCGAATATCAAGCAGATCATCGATAACGACAACAACCATTTTGCCATGGCACTCGCTTTTGTTGAGAGATATGCACTTGGTAATACCATCATATCAACTTCCCTCACTGATCCTTGCTTTGGGGCGAAACTGGTCAAAAACCTGATCACACAACCCGACTTCAGCAAGGGTCTTGACGACATAGCGGAGGAAAACGGGGCCAAAATAGAAGGATCTCCAATAAATCTATTGGATCATATTCCGAGTCTCAAGAGCCTGCAACAAACTCCTACCGAGGCTCGCGCTCCTGGCGTAATCGCATGATTTGCGTCACTAAATATTCTTTGTTATATACAAACATTCAATAGTTGGAACAAAGAACGATGAACCTGATCAGAAAAAATCTATTTAAAGACCTGGACCTGGATTTCACCCCACATCCAGTGACAAAGGATGTCGTTCAAAAAACAGATGCCGATGCAATTCGCAGATCGGTTAGGAACTTGGTTTTGATGGGAAGGCATGACAAGCCGTTCAGACCAGAGATAGATTCTAGAATCAGAAAGATGTTGTTTGAGCCAGCATCTCCTCTAATTGCCATGGGCATTAGATCAAACATCATAGACATGATAAAGAGATATGAGCCAAGAGTCTCAATCAACGATGTCATGGTAATCTACAACGGTGACTACAATGCGTTTGATGTCTCCATATCGTTTACAATATTAAACAACAAGGAAAATTCGAAAGTGTTCGTAAGCATAGAAAGGCTAAGATAATGCCCAACAGGACATTAACGCCAGTAACTGAACTTGATTTTGACGGGATTCGACAGAATCTCAAGAACTATCTCTCCACATCTACGGAATTCTCAGACTTTGACTACGAAGGTTCTGGTATAGGAGTTCTTCTTGATCTTCTGGCATATAACACTCACTACACGGCAATGTATGCAAACATGCTTGCAGCGGAATCTTTTATTGACTCTGCCGTTCTAAGAAAGTCTGTGGTTTCTCTAGCCAAGAATCTTGGTTACATTCCCAACTCAAAGAATGCAGCAAGAGCCACAGTTAATCTTACCTTTGGAACAACCGCAGGAGTTCCAAATACGATTCCGATTGGAACTGTATTCACCGCTTCGAACGGCTCTTCCGAGTATAAGTTCACAACAATCGAATCTCACACCATAAACAAAACTTCTGTTCCGTACACCGCTACAAATATAGAGATTCACCAAGGACAGTACAAGAGTGCTTCTTTTGTATACGATGCCGACAGCAGCATGACTAAATTTGAGATCAAGAGTCAGAATCTCGACAAGGACATGATAAGAATATATGTGATGAAGTCTGTATCAGACCTAACCAATGCTGATGTGAATTGGAAGGAAAACACCGACTATCTTGAACTCACACCCACAACAAAAGTTTATTTCCTAACAGAAAATCACCGCGGTAACTATGAGATTTCCTTTGGTGATGGAATACTTGGTGCAATACCAGACAAAGGAAGTTACATTGTAGTGGTATATTTTGATACAGACGGAATAGAAGCAAATGGAATCGGAAACGCCGATTCCCCAACAGGAACATCGTCTTTTTCTTTCGATGGAATCAATGGAAACGACTTTGGTGCTGTTGTCTCTACCGTTGCAGCAGCGGCTGGTGGAGCGGAAAGAGACAGTCAAGAAAAGGTGAGATATGCTGCACCCAAATACTATCAGTCACAGGACAGAACTGTAACTGCACAGGATTACGAAAGCGTTATCCTACGCGAATACCCAGATGCCGAGGCCGTAAGAGTTTGGGGTGGGGAGGACAACGAACCACCGGAATATGGAAAAGTGTTTATATCGATACTCCCAAAGAATTCAAAGGTTCTTTCGGACTCACAAAAGAAACTACTTACAAGCACAATATTGGATAAGAAAAAGATAGTTTCCATAAACGCCGAGATAGTGGATGTTGACTATACCTATGTCTTCATAGACTGCTTTGCGACATATTCCTCAGCCAATGCATTTAGCAAAGAATCACTCATTAAGGATGCAATCCTAGCCGCAATATACAAGTATTCCGATCTATCCTTGCAGATATTTGGTTCTGCATTCCGTTATTCCCTCCTATCCAGACAAATAGATTTATCAAACGGAAGCATGGTCAGCAACCGCATATCAACAAGACTGATGAAAAAACTAACGCCAATTTCTGGTTCTGGAAACTACACGATGTATTTTGGAACTTCGCTACAGATGAAGGTTGACAACTCGACAACTCTTACAAGTTCTTCGTTTCAATATTACGACTCAAAACGAGTTTTGAAAACATCGTATCTTGAAGATAATGGATCGGGAAAGATACAGGTTTATACCGTAGAGGGTGGAAAGAAAAAAATACTATCTTCTAATATTGGAACAATTGATTATGCTACAGGTAAAGTATCAATAGTTGGATTATCGGTAGCAAGCAGCGGAACAGAACCCTACATCAAGATAATAGTTGTTCCAGATCAGAGATATGATATTCATCCTTTGAGGAATCAGATACTTGTCATAGATTCGGCTCTTCCTGAATCTATCAATATAACCTTGCAGGATTCTGCTAGGGGAATCTAAATGGGATTGCTATTACCACTACTCCTTGGGGCGACCTCAGCACCACCGCCAGCGGGCGGAACGGTCGAATATCGAGATCTGGCAGATATTCAAAAGACTGCTCAAGCACAAAGAATACTGAAGAGATTTGGCCCGAGCAATCTCATTGTTGATCAAGTTCCCGATTTTGTTAATAAAGACCATCAATCTTTTCGCTCGTTTGTTGAGGCATATTATGAATGGATGGAGCAGTATCAAAATCCATATGGATTGATTGATGCTTTTTCCGATCTAACGGATATTGATAGAACTATAGGTTTGTTTTTCCAAGATTTCCGTGCAATGTATTTGCAGGGATTCCCATTGCAACTCGCATTCGATTCCCAGGGAAACTTTGTCAGTGAGGCGAATTTTCTCAAGAATGCAAGGAACTTCTACGGAGCAAAGGGAACTGAGAAGGCGTTCAGATTCCTTTTTAGACTTCTATACAATATTTCTTCTGAGATAAAGTATCCATCTAAAGATATACTCAAATGTTCTCATGGAAAGTGGATTGAGCCGGTTTCCATAAAGACTACCAACAATGGCGGAACGGCAAATTTTTCGATGATGGGAAATCAAATCTATCAAATAGATGAGGCCACGGGAAATGTAAGTGCTACAGCAACAGTAACAGATGTGATACAGTATCGAAGAGGCTATTACAATGTGAACGAGATGTTTGTAAAAAACATCACTGGAACTATGCTACAAGGAGCACCAGTATATTGCAGAACTCAATCCTCATTGTTGTCTGAGATAGTTTTTCCAGTTATATCATCTGTTGAGATTGTTGATGGGGGGTCTGAGTATCAACTCACCGATGAAATAATAGTCGGCTCAACCGCAGAAAACGGTTTTGGTGCAAATTTGTCGGTTGCAACTATAACAAAAACTGGTTCTATAAAGCGGATAGACATAGAAGATTCTGGCATAGGCTATATCCGCGATCAGACATGTATTGTTGTTTCAAATACGGGAAATGGAAGAGCAAAAATAAAGGCAAAAGTTGGGGCGGTAACCAACTATGCAGGTTACTATTCCAACAATGATGGAAAGTTGAGTTCTACAAAGCGTTTGTTTGATGGTTACTACTATCAGGACTATTCCTATGCCCTTCTCTCCGAAATGTCTTTTTCTAGATACAAGGATATATTCAAGCGGCTTGTGCGGCCAGCGGGATTCAAGATGTTTGGTGATATTCTAATCAAGAGAAACTTGATAGACAGACTTCCATTCCACAGTGAAATGCAGAGATATGAGACTCCCTTCATAGGACACTATACCCCCTATAGAATGGGTACTACGGCAGATCTCTATTCCGTCTATCCAAATGGATTCAATCCTCGCGGAAACACATACAGTACATATCAAAGTTATGGAAGCAGCGGCGGAAAACTGATGTTGATTCCACTAGGATTCACATTCAATGGTCAAATCTGGGATTTTGTTCTATCAAGAGGTTCCGCAGCAAACACCATATTTGGCGATGTATTTGAATTTGCCCGAATCGGAGAAACCTACGGGGCAATTTATCTGAAGACTATAGATTTCGATCTTGCGAATGGATCTATAGTAACTGGTGCTGGATTTGTCGAAGGAAACACCTTGACGATGGTGACTACATCCGCACAAGGGTATACGGCAACGATAAGTATGGTCCGAAATGGTCTTGGAATAGTTCCAGAAGAGGTCGGTGGGTTTACCCACGACACTCAAGGTAAACCTCTTGGTAGCAGCCTCGGTGTCGAGGGATACATAGAAGCACAGGGATTGAGTTATTCGTATTGGTCGATTTATCACCACCCAAATACCAGAGGAATAAAGGGTCTTACTGGATTATGGAACGGGATAACGGGTGGTTCTGGAGCATCGATGGGGGCGGTTGCCATGAAGTCATTCTTCAAGATGCCAATCGGATATCACTTCCACTCGAACCCATCGGGAACTCCCTACCTTGGAACCACAGGTTCCAATCTAGAATATGGACTTATAGAAAGCACGGATTTACAATCACCAAACTCACTGGTCTAATATGGCAAATATCGCTTTAAAAACACTGATGAAAACAGATTTGGTAGAAATGATCAAGTCGGTCATTTCAAATAGCAAAGATTATTATCTTTTTGTAAGTCGGATAAGTCCTTTTGAGGATGTTTCCTCGACCGCTATTACAGAAAGTGATGTAAATCCCCCGTCTATATCCGAGTCCACCAAACAGGTGCATGATGCAATCAGGAATTGTTTGTTTATCAAGAGAATAAAATCCGAGAACATGCGAATAGTTGTTCGCAGAATAAATTGGAAGTCTGGTACCACATACACAGCATATTCAGATGTCACCGATTTAGATGGCAAAGACTACTATGTGATGACACCGGATTACAATGTATACAAGTGCATGAAATCGACAGGTGCTTCTACTATCATGCCATCAGGAAGATCTGTAAATGTCATAACCACAGCAGATGGGTATCGGTGGAAGTACATATACACAGTTGCTGAAGATTACCTTGGGTTTCTCACCCTTGAATACATGCCGGTATATATTTCTTCAAATGAATTGGATGAACAAAGGTTAGTTCAGAGAAGTTCACTTCCTGGTTCAATAGATGTAGTTTCTTTTAATGCTTCTGTTGGTCCGTCTTTTCCAAAAGTGTTTTCCAACGAAATTTATTTCACCAACAACACCAACTTATTTACCGATTTGGGCATACAAGCAAATATTGCTGGTTCATCTTATATTTCTTTTAACCCATCAACCGAAGTAAGCAAT